TGGTATGCCGAACCGCAACGGTGGTTCTTCCACCAGCGATACCGGCTCTGCGGTCATCATGCGTGATGGTTGGTCGGCGGCGGAAGCCAGAGCCAAGGACTCCGAGCTGATGTTCAAGCAGTCCGAGAAGGATTTCTTGAAGCTGGTTCTGCGTATCTGCCGTGATCTGAGTGACCTGACGCTGAAACTCAGCGGTCTGGAAATCCGCTTTACCCGCAGAAATTACGAGAATATCACGGAAAAGGCAAATGTGCTGACTGCTATGCTTGCCAATCCGAAGATCGCCCCGGTTCTGGCCTTTACCCATTGTGGTTTGTTCTCTGACCCGCAGCTTGCGTACCGTATGAGTATGGATTACGCTGAGGAACAGGAGAAAAAGGCCGCTGAACTCGCAACCAAGCAGAAGGAGGTTAATCCTGATGGTGGAAACAAGGGAGCTGAAACTGACCCCGGAAGCGGTCAGCAAGATTGAGGAAATCTTAAAGCACCACAATCAGGCGGAAGTCAAGGTGGAGGACAGCTCCGTCGTGGTTATTGAGATACGCCGGAAAAAGAAATATTGAGTGGGTCAGGCAAGGGCCTGACTGACAGCCGTGGGGCTACTGATACCGAAAAGGTATTGGTAGCCCTTTTATTTTTCCTTCCAATGCCCTCGGAGTTTTCGGACAGTCCGTGAAAGCTCAGTCTTTTCGGAGATATGAGAAAGGCGAAGACAATGGTTTGACCGCCGCAAGGCGTTGAATGGTCAGGGAAGACCTTAATCGCAAACGGGAGACAACCCGTAAAAACGGAAAATAGTGCTGAGTGAACAGCCTTGTTAAACGCAGGAGGTAATCATTATGGCAAAGATCGACACCAGCAAAATCACGGGCTATGCGGAAATGTCTGCGGAAGACAAGCTGAAAGCTCTGGAAGCGTTCGAGTACGAGGACAACGCCGCCGAGCTGGAAAAGCAGAAAGCCGCTGTTTCCAAGGCCAACTCCGAAGCCGCTGAGTGGAAGCGCAAGCATAACGCTCTGTTGGGTGAGGACGAGAAGAAGAAGCAGGAGCAGGAGGAAAAGTTCGCCAACATGGAGAAGGAGCTTTCCGAGCTGCGGGAAGCCAAGCGTGTTTCCGAGTTTAAGGCCAAGTTCATCGCTCAGGGCTATGACGAGGCTCTTGCCGAGGACACCGCAAAGGCGATGGCTGATGGTGACTCTGCCAAGGTGTTTGCCAACCAGCAGAAGTTCCTTGACGAGTATGCAAAACAGGTCAAGGCTGACGCTCTGAAAAAGACCCCCAAGCCCACTCCCGGTGCCGGTGGCGGTACTGGCGAGATGGATTACGCCAAGAAAATCGAGGAAGCACGGACAAACGGTGATTTCGCCGCCGTTGCTTACTACACCCGCCTGCAAGCCGAAGCGGAAGCGCAGGCGAAAAAAGAGTAAAGGAGAGTTTTTACTATGGCAGATCAGTTTGCTATGAGTTTCGGGGTACTCAATTACTCCGGTATGCTCTTTAACAAGGGCAACACCCGCACCCCTCTGAGTTCTATCATCGGCGGTCGTGCCAAGACCACGAACCATGTTGAGTTCGTGACCGGTCAGGAGTTCACCTCTGGCGGCGGCGCTCAGCCTGCTATCAGCGAGAGTGCTTCTCTGACCGCCCCTGACGCTACCGTTGTGACCCGTGCGCAGAAGACCAATGTGACTCAGATCTTTCAGGAGTCTGTGGGCATTTCCTACGGGAAGATGTCTAACATGGGTACTCTGAGCGGTATCAATGTGGCGGGTCAGCAGGCCAACCCCATGAATGAGCTGGACTTTCAGGTTGCCGCCAAGATGATGAAGGTCAATGCCGACATTGAGTACACCTTCATTAACGGTGTTTACAACAAGGCCACTGATGACACCAAGATCAATAAGACCCGTGGTCTGGTTCCCGCAATCACTTCCAACACTACGGCGATGGCTTCCAAGCCCCTCGGCCTGTGGGATATTGCCGACATGGTGAAGAAGATTTACGGCGCTCACGCTCCCACCGATGGCCTGTGCCTGTGGTGTGACGCTGTGACCATGTTCCAGATCAACGCTGACGCTGTTCAGAACGGTCTGACCGTGGTTCCCGCTGCCCGTAACATCAACGGTATCTCCCTGTCCAGCGTGGTCACGCCCATCGGTGTTGTCTACCTGTATCTTGGCGAGTACCTGCCTGCCGGTACTGCCCTGCTGCTGAACCTGAGCGTTCTGGCTCCCGTTTATCAGCCTGTTCCCGGCAAGGGTAACTTCTTCCTTGAACCGCTGGCAAAGGTCGGCGCTGGTGAGAAGTATCAGCTCTTTGGTCAGATCGGCCTTGACCATGGCCCTGAGTGGTTCCACGGTAAGTTTACCGGTATCTCTACCGAGTTTACCGCTCCCACTTACAGCCGTAGCGTTTTCATCGCCAATGACGCAAACAACCCTGTGAACACTAAGGCCGTTGCTGGCGGCTAAGAGTGGCGCAGGAGTAAAACAGAGATTTTAGAAAGGAAAGGTGGAAAGCATGACGGACGCTGAGAAGTTGAAAATGGTGAAAGCCATGACCGGCGAGACAGACGAGGACACGCTTTCCACCTACCTTTCTATCGCCGGAAACAAGGTGTGCCGCAAGGCATATCCCTTTGACTCCACCGTGACCGCTGTTCCTGACCAGTACGCTCACATTCAGGTGGAGATCGCCGTGTATCTGCTGAATAAGCGGGGAGCCGAAGGGCAGACCGCTCACAGCGAGAACGGTATCTCCCGCTCCTATGAGGACGGCGATGTGCCGCCTACGCTGCTGAGGGACATTGTTCCCTTTGCCGCTGTGATGGGAGGTTGAGTGCATGAGAACGCTGAACCGCAACAAATCGCCCTTCTGGTATCTGCTGTATGACAGCAAGGTTCCCGCCAAGGACGAGTACGGCAACGAAACTGGCGAGGAACTGGTGGTTTACAAGCCTGCCGTGGCAATGAACGCCAATATCTCGGCGGCGACCGGCTCCGCTCAGGTGGAGCAGTTCGGTAATTTCGCAGGGTACGACAAGGTGATCGTCACCGATGACCTGAGCTGCCCCATTGACGAGAATACCGTGCTGTTCATCGACAAAGAACCGCAGTATGACAAGGACGGGAAGCCGCTCTACGATTACATGGTCAAGCGGGTTGCCAAGTCTCTCAACTCCATTTCCTATGCGGTCAGTAAGGTGACGGTATCGTGAGTCAGACGATCAATGTTCCGCTCTCCGGGAGAGGAATTGAGCGGCTGATACGGGAAACCGAAAACCGGAAGAACCGGCTTCAAGAGCGGACTGCGGTCTTTCTCGACCGGGTGGCGCAGGAGGGCTTAGAAATCGCTTCCGCCAAGTTCGAGCGGGCTGTTTACGATGGCACCAACGATGTTTCCGTGACGGTGGAACCCCGTGGGAACAATGTTCGAGCGGTGGTGGCGACAGGTGGGGCTACCCTGTTTATCGAGTTCGGTACAGGTGTGACCTACCCGGACGATCACCCGGAAGCGGGAGAACTCGGCATGAAGCGTGGCGAATACGGTCAGGGTCACGGCAAGCAACACTCTTGGGGTTATTACGGCGACCCCGGCACGAACGGAGTGCTGAAAGAAAAGAAGAACGGCGGGTTCGTGGTCATCACTCACGGCAATCCCGCCAATATGCCGATGTACGAAACGGTAAAGGAGCTGCAAGACCGGCTCACGGAAATTGCGAAGGAGGTGTTTTCATGATTGATGTGGAGAGTCAAATCTACACGCCGATTGCGGAAGCTCTGAGAGCGCAGTTTCCCGGTATCTTGGTCAGCGGTGAGTATGTCAACGCTCCTACTCGTTTTCCCTATGTGAGCTTGGTGGAGCAGGATAACTACACCACGGAAGCTCACATGGACAGCGGCGATACGGAGAGGTTCTCCACGCTGATGTACGAGGTGAATGTCTACTCCGATAAGGCAGGCGGTAAGAAATCCGTTTGCCGAAAGATCATGAGGTTTGTGGACGATCTCATGTACGCCAAGAATTTCCGGCGTACTTCTCTGTCCCCGGTTCCCAATTTGGAGAACGCAACAATCTACCGTCTGGTTGCCCGATACAAGGCTGAAACGGACGGAACCACTCTTTATAGGAGGTAAATGAAATGGCTATTTCCACCTACAAGGTTTTTCTGATGAAGAAAGCCGACACTGGCGAACAGTGGAGCAAGCTGATCGACATTAAGGAGTTTCCTGACCTCGGCGGCGAACCCGAAATGCTGGAAACCACCACCCTGAGCGACAATATGCAGACCTACATCGCCGGTATCCAGTCCCTCGATGGTCTGTCCTTTACCGCCAACTACACGCTGGCTGATTTCCAGACCCTCAAGGCTTTGGAAGGCAAGAAGGTCAGCTATGCGGTCTGGTTTGGCGGCACCGAGAGCGATGGCACTGTTACTCCCGATGGCTCTAACGGCAAGTTCAGCTTTGACGGTGAGCTGTCCGTGTATCCCGTGGGCGGCGGCGTGAACGAAGTGGTGAACATGAACATCACCATCGCTCCTTCCACCCCCATCGCTTTTTCCGCAACCTAAGACACCAACAATCGCCGTATTGATAAGGAGGATTTATCATGGCAAAGCAGTTGACGATCAATGACCCTACTACCGGCGTGACCTACACGCTGGAATACACCCGCAAGACCGTTGAAGCGATGGAGAAGAACGGCTTTGTTGCTGCCGATGTGGAGCGCAAGCCTATGACCCTGCTTCCGGCTCTGTTTGCCGGTGCGTTCCTCGCCCATCATCGGTTCGTGAAGCGTGATGTGATCGACAGCATTTACGCTCGTATGAACCACAAGGACGAGCTGATTACCGCTCTGGTAGAGATGTATAACGACCCCCTGCTGAGTCTGCTGGACGAGCCTGAGCAGGAGGGCAACGAGGGAAACCTGAGCTGGAAGACCGGCTGGTAAGCGACCGATCTTCCAGAAGTGAGGGGGGCGGCGGCGACCATCGCCCCGCTCCCCTTCTCGCTTACACGCCAAAATTTTATGAGGTTTTCCCGTACTATCTTTCTATCGGCATGACCTATGAGCAGTTTTGGGAACAGGACTGCGAATTGGTGAAGTATTACCGAAAGGCGGCACAGATCAGGCAAGACCTGAGAAATCAAGACGCTTGGCTCCAAGGAGCTTATTTTTACGAAGCTCTTATTGATGCCGCCCCGGTTCTTCGTGCTTTCGCCAAGAAGGGAACCAAG